CCTTGCGTGATAGGGGTCAGCTCACGAAACGGAAAATATAGTACGTTAAGGAAATAACCCTGTAAAAATAAAGTGTTCAGAAAATGCTTATTTTCTTGACACTCTTTTTTTTACAATAAACTCAGCTTTTGTAGTACTTTTTATGTTCATTAACTCATAAGAAAATCTATGTTCATATATGTTTATGAAATTAAGTTATGTTACAATAGTAAGAATGAATAGGAGATGATTTTTTGAGAATAGGATATGCAAGAGTTTCTACAGGTCTTCAAAATTTGGATTTGCAGAAAGATAGCCTACACAGTTTCGGTTGCGATAAAATATTTGCAGATCAAGTCTCAGGATCCAAGAGCAAAAGAGCCGGTCTGGAATCTGCCCTAGAGTTTTTAAGAGAAGGGGATACACTTGTTGTTTGGAGATTAGATAGATTGGGCAGAAATATGGAAGATTTAATTTCTATTGTAAATAGATTAAATGACAGAAAAGTTTGTTTTTACAGCTTACAAGAGAATATAACTATGGATAAATCAAGTTCAACCGGACAATTAATGTTTCATTTATTTGCGGCTTTTGCAGAGTTTGAAAGAAATTTAATTTTAGAACGTACAACTGCTGGCCGTGTTGCTGCCAGAGCCAGAGGAAGAGTAGGAGGAAGACCCGAAAAATTGAAGAAGGATGATGTAAAACTAATTAAAACGCTGGCTGATAATGCAATTCCAATAAAAAATATAGCTGAAAACTTAAATATTTCTCGAACGACTGTTTATCGGTATTTGAATAAATTAGGGGAAGTAGATCGTAAAAATGGACAATAAACTGTAATGAACACACAGAGGTGAAAAATCTAAGTGCCGCGTAAAAAAGCATTGAGTTTGTCCGAAATGGATTCTCTGATGGCGTTTCCTAATACAGTGGATGGTATAATTCAATATTACACATTTAATGAACAAGATATAAATATAATTATGCAACATAGAGGTAACCATAATCGTTTGGGATTTGCGATACAATTATGTTATTTAAGATATCCGGGTTATGTCCTTCCTACGAGCGGTAAACCTCCTGAATTACTACTATCTTTTGTAGCGGAGCAGTTAAAAATAGATCCTATAATATGGGAAGATTATGCAAAACGCTCGACAACACGGCGAGAACATTTACTTGAACTACAAAATTTTCTAGGACTGAGGATTTTCACAAAAGATGATGATAAATACTTTAAAAATCAATTGGTTGAATTAGCAACTCAAACAGATAAAGGAATTATTTTAGCGACAAATTTAATAGCCATGATTCGCAACAATAGTATAATTCTTCCTACGATAGAAGTTATTGAACGTATTTGTTCCGCTGCATTGACTTCAGGAACAGGATTAATATATGAAAAATTAACAATATCATTATCAGAGGCTCAAAAACAGAAATTAGATGATGCCTTAGTAATTCATGAAGATAAGATATCCAGTACATTAACCTGGTTGCGTCAACCGGCAGGGGCTAATACGGTCAAAAATATTCTTAATCATATGAAACGGTTACAGGCTGTTAACGAATTTGGGTTTCAAGATGGATTAGAGCAAACTATTCATAGCAACAGATTCGCTAAAATAGCAAGAGAAGGCGGTCAAATGACATCACAGCATTTGAAAGATTTAGAAGGTACTCGTCGTTATGCGACTTTAGTTGCTATATTGCTGGATACTAAAGCAACGCTGATAGATGAAATAATTGATATGCATGATTCTCTGCTGGGAAATATATTTAATACAGCTAAAAAAAAGCATTTGGAGAATTTCAAAAATTCCAGCAATGAAATAAATTCACAATTAGAAAATTATCTACAAATCGGAAAAGTCTTATTGAATGCAAAAGAGCAAGGTAAAGATCCTTTCACAGCCATCGAGTCTGTTATGCCATGGCAGGATTTTTCACAAAGCATCAAGAAAACGGAGGAGCTAAGTCAACAGCATAATACGGATTACTTACTAAATATTAAAAACAGTTATTCACAATTACGCAAATATACGCCCATCTTGCTGGAAACCATAGAATTTAAAGGAATACGTCAAATGAGTGATATTTTAAAAGGTATAGATGTGATTAAGGATTTAAATAAACGACAAGCAAATAAACTACCGACAGATGCTCCATGTGGTTTTGTACGAAAACGATGGTCAACGTTGGTTTACAATGATGATGAAACACTTAATCGGAGATTTTATGAATTCTGTTTGCTTTCAGAGTTAAAAAACAGCCTGCGTGCCGGTGATATATGGATTAAAGGTTCTAGGCGATACAAGGACTTTGAAGAATATCTACTACCACCTCAACAATTTATAGAGCAATATAACAAAAATAATGATATAAGCCTAAACGAAAATTGCACACTATTCCTTCAAGATAGATTAAAGGTATTGGAAGATAAATTGTCAGAAGTGAATCAACTGGCTTTTCAAGATGAGCTTCCTGATGCCTCTATAACTAATCAAAAACTTAAAATAAGTCCTCTAAAGAATGCGGTACCCAAAGAAGCGGAGGCTTTAATTAGTCAAGTATATGCTTTATTACCAAGATTAAAAATAACCGAACTGCTCCAAGAAGTTGATGGATGGATTAATTTTTCTAAACATTTTACCCATTTGAAAAATGTGGGTACTGTTGAAGACAAGAATTTGCTACTTACAGTTATATTGGCAGACGGAATAAATCTTGGTTTAAGAAAAATGTCAGAGTCGTGTTCTGAAACTACATATGCAAAATTGTCATGGATTCATGCTTGGTATATTCGTGATGAAACATATTCCGTAGCACTTGCAGAGTTGGTTAATACCCAGTCGAAACATCCTTTTGCGGCTATATGGGGAGATGGTACCACCTCTTCGTCAGACGGTCAATGGTTTAAAACAGGAAATGTTGGCATTGGTTCCAGTTATATAAACGCAAAGTATGGTAGAGACCCCGGAGTAACATTTTATACACATATATCAAATCAATACGCTCCATTTTACACGAGAGTAATCAACACTCCCGTGAGAGATGCAACTTATGTGTTAGATGGACTATTGTATCACGAGTCAGATTTGAGTATTAAAGAACATTATACTGATACATCAGGATTCACTGATCATGTTTTTGGATTGATGCATTTATTAGGATTCTATTTTGCCCCACGTATCCGTGATCTTAAAGATACGAATCTTTATATAATCGGCAATGTAAAGGATTATGAATCTATTTCTTGCCTAATTGGCGGCACTATAAATACAGAGCAAATTGTCTCTCAATGGGAGAACATTCTAAGATTATCTGCTTCAATTAAGCAAGGTACTGTAAGAGCTTCTCTAATTTTAAGGAAATTGGCTAATTATCCGAGACAAAACAGTCTTGCTTTAGCTCTTCGTGAATTTGGCCGTATTGAACGCACCTTGTTTACACTTGACTGGCTAAAAGACACTGAATTGCGTCGCAAAGTACAGATTGGCTTAAATAAAGGTGAAGCAAGAAATGCGTTAGCGCGTGCTGTTTTTTTCAACCAATTAGGCGAAGTAAGAGATAGAAGTTTAGAAAATCAACAATACCGAGCATCAGGTCTTAATATTCTTGTAGCTGCAATTATACTTTGGAATACCGTTTATCTTGAATTGTGCGTAAATGAACTACGTTCAAGAGGTGTAGCAATTAATGACGATTTATTAAATCATTTATCGCCGCTTGGTTGGGAACATATAAATTTGACCGGTGATTATACCTGGAATCAGGTCAGTCACATTAAAAAAGGGCAATTTAGATCTTTGAACTTATAATTTTAATTAAAAAAAGTAGTACGTTAAGAATAAATTCTCTTAGCGTACTATATTTTCCGTTTCGTGAGCTGACCCCTATATTGTCGCAGTTGGCGCTCGAAGCCGTAAACAACGGTTTCAGGGTTGCCCTGTTCAGCGGCGAACTTACAAGCCACCGCGTTAAGAGCTGGATACATTTACAGGCCGGCGGGCCCTTACATAACTTGCCGACCGGCTACGAGAACGTATTTTATACCCCGAAAGAAATAGGGGAGAAGATTGACGCTTGGACAAGCGATAAGCTATGGATTTACAACAATAACTACGGCATGGAAGCGAATAGTGTTTTGAATGACATTAAGGCGCATATCGAAAAACATCAAACGGATGTCGTTATCATTGATAATTTGATGAGCCTGGACTTAACGCAAGTACGCGGCGACAAGTACGACCGGCAGAGCGTTATTGCGCTTGCTGTCGCGTCGATGGCGAAACAGTATAACGTCCACGCGCATTTTGTGTGCCACCCGCGTAAGCCGGCCGGGTTTTTGCGCAAGGCCGATATCGCTGGTACGGCGGACTTAACTAATGCGGCCGACAATGTAATCATGTTGCATCGCGTCAATAACGATTTCAGGAAATATGCGTCCGAATATTTCGATACTGCCTATGCCGAAAGCTTTTTCAATTACTCTAATATCATGGAAATCATGAAGAACCGCGACCTCGGTGTCGAGGACGAACTGATAGGGATGTTTTACGAGGTTTCCAGCAAGAGGCTGCTCAATACGCCGAACGAAACTAAAGCCTATAAATGGGACGATTTTTCGTTGAAAAATGCTAAAGGCAAAGCTGTAAACGATAACAGCCCGTTCGCGCAGATGGAAGACGAAACGGGCGACAGTAGTGATAATCCGTTCTTGCAAGATAGTTTGTTTGATTAAGATCGGGCACCTTATGCCTATAGGTACGCCAATAGATTATAACACGCGAATGCAAAACACGCATTTGTATTCGTGCTTTATCGTCCGTTTTGTGTGGTGGCCCCTGGGGGAAGAAAGGATGTGAGGAATGGAGCTGCGCCCATATCAAGAGCAACTGATAATTGACGCCAAAAAAGCGTTGGCGCGCGGTAAGCGCAGGATATGTATCGTGCTGTCATGCGGCGGCGGTAAATCCGTTATCGCCGCGAACATTGCGAAGATGGCTATAAGCAAAGGGAACAGCGTTTTGTTTCTGGTTCACCGAATAGAGTTATGCAACCAGATCAGGGATACATTCGTTGCTTGCGGCGTGAATCTGAATTTTTGCGAAATCGGCATGGTACAGACGCTTACGCGACGGACAGGACAAGTTAAGCTGAATGAGCCGGATATCATAATCACAGACGAATTTCATCATGGCACCGCAAACAGCTACAGGAATATCTACGAAACGTATCCCAACGCTGTCCTGATCGGCTTCACGGCAACGCCGACACGGATGGGCAAGGGTGGGCTTGGCGCCGTATGCGACGAGCTGATCACATGCGTTTCAACGA